GCAAGTGTTTTATGTTCTTTGACACAGTTGGAGCAAGTCATGGTTAGAATTTTTTTAGTTAAGGACACTATGACCCCTATGACTCAAGCATTTTCTATAAATTGATTCGTGTTTGGTTTCAGCTTTAGGACTCTCTATCCAAAAAATAATATTACTTAAAAAAGAACTATTTTCTTTGGCAATCATTTTACAATGCTGGAGATCGTTTGTTATTTCTTCTGCTTTGCTTTCGTTAAAAGTACCGCTTCTTCCTGAAGTGTCCATGATAGGTGTATAAGATGTACAAGCGGAAAGTAGAGTGCATACGACCCCTATCATCCTTAACATTTTTTTCATAATTACCTCTCTTTTATTTAATTACCGGCTTTCAATACCATCTCTTGTTCATGGAACTTGTTATGAATATTAACAGCCATTTGTCTTTTCTTTTCTTTTAAAGCAAGTAGTTTTTCTTCAGCTTCTTTTACTTTGCTGATAACTTTTTCAAACTTTTGATTTGCTTTAAGTTCTTTCTTGTCCATTATTAACTTTCCTTGTTTTTGTTAATAAAATCTGATTGGTCTTTCAGATATTCTGCTACATGGTTTCCCATGAGGTTGTCAGAATTTTGTTTAGCTAATGCAATCTCTCCATAAGTCGTATTACCTCCGAAGATTCTTTTAAAGTGCTTTGAGAAATGTTTGGTTGCACTAAAGTCTTTTAGTTTCATATTCTCTCCTCTAATTTTTCAATCTTTTCTGAAGTCATTTTATTTTCAAATGCAGTAAGATATTCAGCAGTAGTTTTGATTTCATAATTTTTATTACCATGTTGTTCGTAATCAACTGGGTAAGTCCATTGGTACAATTCAACATCTTCTCCACAACTTGCTTTTCTATCTCTTGATCCTTCAGGATCATGTTCTAAAAGACCTTTATCTACAATAGAACCAAAAACACCTTTGGCTTCATTTAATTTAAAGCCAAGTTCTTTCATATCCATAAATTCAAAAGCATGAACATCAGAACCATCATTATTATCAAGTAAATGTTGTACTAATGTTTTTTCTTTTTCAGTTAGCGTTATCATTATTGATTCTCCTTTTTTATTTTTAAACATACGAATAATGTACTAAATGGGTTGTTAATTGCAACTAAATAACATAGCAAATAACTCGCATAAAACCTAGCTTTTTTGATAATGTTGCCTTATTTCACAACTTTTATTTTAAATATTTGATAATTTTAGCAAATCATTATAAAACGACTCGATAGAGATAATTTGTTTTAATTAAAATTTTTGTTATAAGAAAATATAATTATCTCTTAATAATTATTAACATGGTGGTGGCGAATCCATCGCCACCACCGCATAGAGATAATGAAACAGTTAGAATTAAATTATAAAGCTTACCAAAAAAATTCAGCTACAAGCAAATCTGCTTGGGAAAATAAAAAAAACAAAATTACATTAAGGGATGAAGTTTATCATCTACTCATACATGAACCTTTGGCCAATCATCAAATTGCCGATATTCTGTGTCATCCATTAAGTTCCATCTGTGCTAGGATCAGGGAATTACAAGTTTTGGATTTGGTAGAAGATTCAGGTTATCGAAATAAAAGTAAATATAATAAGGATTGCGTTTTATGGCAAAGAAAAGACCAAATAAAAAAGAACGAATACATTTAGCAAGGATAGCCCAGATGAATTGTTTTTGTTGCAACTCTCCGGCAGAAGTTCATCACATTAGAAAAAATACAGGATTAAGTTTAAAGCCATCGCACTATCACACAATTCCACTTTGTTTCCGCCACCATAGGACAGGCAAGGATTCAATCCATCTAGGTAAAAAATTATTCATAAAATTATATGGAACAGAACAAGAGATATTAAAGATTGTTACAGAGAGGTTAAGTGAATCAAGGGAATATTATAGGGATTATGATGAGTCGTAAGTCAGGATATTTTATTTGTTATCGTAACATTTGGCAACATCCGGTTTTTAAGAATCTATTACAGGCGAGTTGCTGGATATATATGATTAGTTCAGCTTCCCACCAAGATAAGGATTTAATGTTTTTAGATAATAAGATATTTGTCAGAAGAGGTGAACTCATAATGCCTTTGAGGGTAAATGCCAAAAGATTTAAAATGAGTTATAGTGAAATGCGAACTTTTATACTACGTCTAGTGCGTAGGAAGATGATAACCACTAGGACACACCAGCTACAGCCCACCACCAACCACCCTTCGAGAAAAGTGACCTTAATTCAGCTTGTTAATTACGATTTATTTCAGTATGTGGATAATAAGAAACCACCTCCACACCACCTATCGCAACAAGGACTAAAAACCAAATTAACTAATACACATACTAATAGTAGGGATAAAAAAGTTAATAAGAAGTCTAGCAATGGATATGTAGAAATAGGAACAGAGGGCCATTATCGTATTATATTGAAAGACAATAAAAAATATTTAAAGCATAAGTGGAAAGATGAGCCTTTAAAGGATTATTAATGGCTGATTTAAGAATATTAAGTTTGGGTGCTGGAGTACAATCATCAACTCTAGCTTTAATGATTGAGGGGGGGGAAATACCAATGGTTGATGCCGCTATCTTTGCTGATACAATGGGAGAACCTAAAGTTGTTTATACTCATCTTAATTGGTTAGAAAAACAACTATCTTATCCTGTTTATAAAGTTAAATGGAGAAATTTAAAACAAGATATTTTTAATGCTTCAATCGGAAAATATAAAGGATTTACAGCACCTTTTTATACTCAAAATCCTAAAACTAGAAAAAAAGGAATGTTAAGACGACAATGTACAGCCGATTATAAAATCAAACCAGTTATTAAAAAAATTAGAGAATTATTAGGTTATAAAAAGGGAGAAAAAGTAAAAAAAAGTATTAAGGTTGAATTATTAATGGGCATTTCAATAGATGAAGTAATGCGTATGAGAATTAATAAAATGAAATATATAACCAATATATATCCTTTAATTGATAGTAAATTATCAAGACACGATTGTTTAAATTGGATAAAAAAAAACAACTATCCTAAACCACCAAGATCAGCTTGTACCTTTTGTCCATTTCACTCAAAAATAGAATGGTTAGAAATTAAAAAAAACAAGGAAGAATGGAATGAGGTTGTTGATATGGATCACGCTATTAGACAGCAAGAAAAGTTTAAAAAAAATAAAGATGGTTCTGCCTTTTTTCAAGACAAACTATATTTACATAGAAGTTGCGTTCCTATATCTGAAGTAAATTTTAATGAAGATAATAACCAGCTTAATCTTTTTAATAATGAATGTGAGGGTTATTGCGGCAATTAATTGAAAGCTTTATAGACGTAGGTTCAGGGTTTATATTAGCACTCTTAATACAAATTTATATATTTCCATTTTTCGGTCTATATCCGAATATTTTAGACGGAATTGCCATAGCTTCCATATTTACATTGGTTTCAATTATGAGGTCTTGGATTTGGAGGATAATCTTTAAAAAATGGTAATAGCATGAAAGCTATTTTGCGAATCTTTAAATATGTAAGAAAAAGACTGATAAAACAGGCCATAGAAAATAGGCAATTGAAAGTTCAATTAGAATATTATAAAGCTATGCTTGAATCTAGAGATAGAAAAAAACATTAATGAAAATTGAACTAGCGGCTATTGACACCATAAAACCCTATCCCAATAATCCCAGAAAATTATCAGAAACCGCAATAGAAAAAGTCGCACAATCCATTCAAGAGTTTGGTTTTAGACAGCCCATTGTTATAGATAAGGATAGAATTATTGTCGTAGGCCACACTAGGTATAGGGCATCAAAAAAATTAGGTTATAAAAAAGTGCCTATAACCATCGCTGAAAATCTTACTAAAGAACAAATCAATGCTTATAGAATAGCCGATAATAGAACCAATGAAGAAGCTAAATGGGATGAAGAATTATTAAAAATGGAATTAAAGGAACTGGATTATAAAGACTTTGATCTTAAAATGACAGGGTTTGATGATAAACAAATAAACGACTTGTTATTCGAGGAGAAACAGGGTTTAACCGATGATGATGATGTTCCTGATACCCCTGAAGAACCTATATCTAAATTAGGCGATATATGGCAGTTGGGTAAGCATAGATTGTTATGTGGGGATGCCACTAAAGAGGAAGATGTAAATAAGTTAATCAATAATAATAATATAGATTTACTTTATACTGATCCACCTTATGGAATAAATGAAAAAGGAGATAGGTCTAATAGAGGTGGATTAACACAAGGTAATAATTTAAAAGATTTTAAAGATGACACTATTGATTATGCTGTAAAAGCAATTAAAATTATTGAAAATTTTAAAATACCTAGACAGGTATGGTGGGGTGCTAATTATTATTGTCATTTTTTACCATTATCTAATAATTGGTTTGTATGGGATAAAAGAGTTGAAGAAAAACAAAAAGACACTCAATCAGATTGTGAAATGGCTTGGGTTAAGTCTAAATGGTCATCAGTTAGAATCTTTAGACATTTATGGAAAGGAATGATGAAAGCATCAGAGCATGGTCAAAGAAGAGTACATCCAACTCAAAAACCTGTTGAACTTGCTAAATGGAGTTTTGATTATTTTAAAGATGTTACAAGTGTTTTAGATTTATTTGGTGGTAGTGGTTCAACACTAATAGCTTGTGAAAAAACTGATAGAATA